ATAGAACGCCGAATTGCAGCGTCAGTCAAAGCAGCTTGGTTGTCAGTGGTGTAGTCATAAGCGGTAGTACCGTTAGAACCGATGAAAGCACCAGCGTAACGAGCACCAGCACCACCTTGAGCCAGACGACCCAACTGGATCAGATCTGTATCAACTTGTTTAGCCAAAGCGTAACCAGCATCATCAGTGTAGAACTGACGCAGGCTAGACAGAGCTTGAGCTTCTGTGATGTCTTCGATCAAACGGCTGTATTCGTAATGCTTGTTAATCAAAACTTGCACTTCGGTTTCAGTAGCGGCGATCAAAGTCACTTGAGTCGATGCAGCCTTAGCGGAAGCAGAGCCACGAGTGGGGCTAGGAATGTGAACGGTGTCACCTTTCTTGCCTTTGAAGCTCATTTTCTTAACGAGGTTAGCAGCAACCAAGTTTTTCTTATAAGCAGCTACAATTTCATCACTCCAAATTTCAGGAATGAACGTTGCTGCGGTTGTTACGGTTACGTGATTAGTTCCGAGACCCATTTTAAATACTCCTAGATATATTACAAATTAATTAATGTTCAATTACCGGACACGTCCATCAGCGTAGGCTTGCATGATTTCAGGCTCTAACGCTTCATAACGATCCGGATCACTCATTCGCAGCCGAATAAGGTCGGCCCGACGATAAACTCTCTTCGATGATTCACCAGTACCGCCAGTATCGACAGTAGCAGCTTTTAAGTTCTGCTTCAATGTCTCTTTACCTTTGGTCGCTACCTGCTGCGTCTTAACTTGTTTAAGTTGCTTAAAGGTAGACAACAATTCATTTGCGCTGTCATAATCAAACTCAGCATCGGCCCTAGCGTACAACTGAGTGCGAACGGGAGATTGTTTTACCCACTCCGCAAACTCAGGATCTTGAACAATAGCACCGAAGTCAGGATGTTCTTGACTTAGCTTCTGTTGAATCTGCATCTTCTTAAATTCCTGAGCACTTTGTCGTGCAGCGAGAACATCTGGATGCTTGTCAATAGAATTACGAATTGCCTTCTGAGGATCTTCAAAGAAGTCAATTTCAGGCTCTACTTCAGTAGGTGCAGCAGTTTTACTCGATAGACTTTGTTTCAACAATTCATCAGCAAGTTTACGAACCTCGCCAACTTCTTGTGCCTGTTTACCAATGAGCTTCTCAGCCTCTTGGTGCATCTTGATGATCTCTTGTGCAGACTTCCCTTTGTATTTCTCAGGGATTGTGTCTTCAACTACGTGATCTTCTTCAATCTTAGGCGGTGTGGTGAGTTGTTCAACTACGTCGAGTTCACCTAAAGTGCTATCTTCATTATCATCTACTAACATACTAATTCCTTTTTCCTGCCACGTATAAAATGTGGTTCTAGGACACTATATTTAAAATAAAAACTCGGTATAAATATTAATACTTATGAGTTCTGTTATGCTAACTTGCGTTAGCTTTCCTTTCTTGGGCGAGCTTCTCAGATCGCTTGCGTTCCCATGAGTCATAGGCTGTCGGAAAAGAGCCTGTACAACCTTCTAACTTCATGGTAGGTGCGCTTATGACCCTAGTAGCCTCAGCGTCACATTCCTTACAAGGAGTTGCGTGACATTCTGTGTCTACAAAGGCTTCAGTGCGATGGTTGTTCCCACAAACAAATTCAAAGATCCGACGAGGCATTAAACCTCTCCAGTTTCTTGAAGGTCCTTGTAAGTACGCCCATAGGCCTCCTTCAGGCCATATAACCAGTTCAAAATATCCATCTGTCCACGACGAAAGTCTAGAGGGTGTGTTTCCGTGACAGAAGATAGTTTGTCGTAGCTATCTTTTACTTTGAGGATGTCTTCCATGAGATCTTTCCACCCTTGAGTGGACATCATGTCGAAGGCATCATCGTAGAATTTTGATAAGTCTTGTAGTTCTTTATCCATAAGGAGAACCTATTAGTTAATAAGAACGTAATGTATACTATTTTAACTACTTTGTCAAGACTTTCTGAGTACTTTATTTAATTATTTACTCTTCAGCAGCCCAAGGCAAACCAGAAGCCTTAACAGGAGCCTTCTGAGCTTCAATCTGAGCAGTTAAAGCAGCTTCAACAACTTCTTTATTCAGCGCCTCTTGAACCCATAAAATAACTTGTTCTTCTGTTAAAGCAGTGTACTCAAGCGGTTCTTTGTTTTGTTGTTTGTCAAAGGATACAGTTCCGTAAATGGAAGCAAAAAAGCCATCGTCTTCCTTGTTTACAGAATAGTGAACTGTTGTAACAAAATGATCTGAAACGTCTCGATCTAATTGGTTAATTTTCCATGTGACACTCATAAATGTTCCTCATTTTTTCGTTAATAAATCTAAGTCAAGTCCTGACTTAACAAAAATACCTGCAACCAAGACAAGAAGAAAAGTCTTAGTTATCCATTGAACTGCTGTTTTGCCTGTTTCTTTTTTAGCTGTTCTCCAAGCGTCTAGCAAGCCTCTTAACTCTTTTACATCGTTTCCAGCAGCTTCATCATGCAAACCAATCCCATGCAATGCTTTTTTTGCACCGGCGGCAGCAGCAGTTTCTAGGAGTTCTTCCAATTCAATACGGCCTATTTCGTAAGACATTGAGTAGCTCTTATTTTATTAAAACTGCGGGACAAGTACTAATGCGCCCCCTGTTAATGTAGCAACAGCGTCTAAAAACTCAACGCCATGTGGACCTGTTTTAAAGTTACCCGTTGCTTTTAAATTAGATAAAGCGTCTGCTACTTCTTTTAACACAGCAGCGGCAATAACAACAGTTACAGCGATATCCAAACTTACAAAAGAAAGGAAAGAAGCCAACACAGCGCCCCAGAAGGCGTGATTAGCTTTGTCTTGAGGTAAGTTAGGGAGTTGCATTAGGCAGCTTTCAGTGCAGCCACGTCAGCTCGCAGTTGTTGAATGATGGTTTGTTGTTCTTGGATGGCTTTTACCAATGTTGGAATCAAGTTGGCGTTAACTGCTTTGTAAGGTTCTTCTCCTTCTGACGCAGGGTCTTGCCATGGTTCAATCATGTCAGGAAACACTGTCTCAAATTCTTGAGCAATAAAACCACGAGCATTTTTGATGTTTTGACCTTTGCCTTCTTTCCAATCAAATTTACGAGGTTGAAGCGCCATAACTTTTTCAAGCCCGTCATCCAAATCACGGATGTTTTCTTTTAGCCGCTGATCTGATATACCTGTGATTGTGGTACTTGTAGCATAAATTGTTCCACCCATACCAACATAGAATCGGTATGCGCCACCGTTTGTTGAATAAAGGTTATATGCGGTAGTCGCGTTTGTTGATGCAGCGACTGCTGACGAAATAATTCCAGTTGCAGCTAGTGACGAACCTAAAGTTGCTGGCGCTAATGCTGTCTGCCCCACCAGCAAGTTACCGCTGGAGTCGAGCGTCATTGCTTGGGTAAAGCTGATGGCGTTACCTGCTGTGCCAGAGGGGGCTGTGTACCAGATATGCTGACCACTGCTATTTTGAATGTAGTGTGCAGCATAGCCAGTTAGGGCGTACTTATATCCACCGTTGTAGTAAGAGTTTGAGCCGAGACGGATATCTGAAGCACCAGCCGACCACACCGAATTACCTGCATAAGCAAGCTCTAATGCTTTATAGTATGAAGCTCCCCAAGCACTGGGAGTAACGCCCAAGCCCATGTTCTGAGCAGTGTCGAGAGTCAACGCAGAAGTTGTACCGTTAGTTTGAAGAACAAGTGAGCCTGAACTAGCTACGCCTGTCGAATTAAGAGAAGTTTGTGCCATATAGTTTAAAGTACCTAGTTAAAGATTAAGGGGCCCCATTAGAGACAATATTGGTAGCTGAGGTGATAACACCTGTGGAAGACATGGAAGCGATAGTTGTAGCGCCGTACTTAAACAACAACTTACCACCTGATTCTTCGATAGTGAAGTTAGTCGAGAGGAGTTTAGGTGTTGAAGCTGCCGTACCTGTCGTATTCTGGTTCAGAGTAGGGAAGCTAGTAAGAGATGCTGCGCTACCATTAGGAGCCAACACATCAGTACCGATAACCAAACCTAAGTTAGTACGTGCTCCTGAGGCTGTTGTAGACCCTGTACCACCGTTTGCGACAGCAACAGTACCTGTTACGTTAGAAGCAGTACCTGTAGTGTCCTGATTCAGAGTAGGAAACGTACAGCTAGAGGCAATAGCCATGTTACCTAATGTTCCAGCTGTGGCAGGGTTAATCGTTACAGTTCCTGAGCCTGTAGGAGACAAGGTAATGCTCTTATTGGCAGGAGAGGCAGTCAAGCCACCATTAACTGTAATGTTTCCACTACCGCCACCATCCCAGTTCAGTAAGCTTGTACCACCGTAGGTACGTAAGTTACCACCTAAGATAGATTGAGCGTAGAAGTCAGGGCTAACAACTTTAGTGTTAGCGTTAATAGTTGAACCTGTGATTACCGCTGGAGTAGTGCCACCAATAGTCGCACCGTCAATCGTACCACCTGTGATAGCTACGTTATTTGCTGCCTGAGTGGCGATAGTGCCTAAGCCGCTGATGTCACTTGTTGAGAGTGTTACGTCACCTGTGCGTCCAGCAACGGAAGTAACCAAGTTAGTCTGGTCAATCTTCTGCCAAGCAGAGCCGTTATAGATAGCCCAATCACCTATTTGCCAATCTGTAACGCCATCAAGGTTAGTAGAACCAGCAGTGCTAACAACGTAGTACCAGCCGTTAGTTCCTGTGCTTGAAGCTAGGCTAGGAGTGTTCGTAGAAGCGTTCCAAGCACCTTTATAGATCAAGCCGCCTGCGGCAGCATCAATCTGTGCTTGTAAGTTGTCAATAGCATCCAAGACGTACTGAGAAGTACCGCCACCGTTGCCGATAACCTTGATTTTCTCAGCTACATCGAATGGTACGACTTCACCAGCGTTGATTTCAGAGCCATCTGACAGGGAAATGATTAAAGAACCATCGAAGTCGACACGAGCGTCAGTAACGCCGTTACCGTTGACCCCATCGATACCATCTCTGCCATCCCTACCGTCTTTTCCGTGAGCGCCGTCAAGCCCTCGAAGACCTGTATCGCCTTTTTCACCTTTAGGGCCTTGCTGACCGTCTTTACCGTCTCTAATCGCCGCAGATTTTGATGCGATTTCAGCGCTAATCACCGCATAACGCTCTTCAAGATCAGCTTTGATCTTCTTGATAGCGTCTACAACCAACTTAGCGTACTGACCTACCTCTTGAGTGGTCTGCTTTGCTTTGTTGGCTGCTACACTTTCTTGAACGGCCTGAACCAACGCTAATTTCTCAGCGTCAGAGAGGCTTTCAATGTCTTTTATCATCATTTACTGAGGCTTTCAGTGAGTTGCTTCAAGAAATCAGCTTCTTTAATAGCGCTATCTTGCTTATGCTGACTCATCTGAAGTTCAACGATCTTAGATTTGTTCTTCATGTCAGCTTCTTTAAGCATTAAGTCCGCTATTTTAACACGTCTATCAAACTCTCTACTAGCTAAATCGTCATTATTTGGTAAATT